AAGATGCTACCGCCGTAAATCGCACGGGCCGAACTCCACGGGATGAAGTTAGATTTATCGGCGCGGGTCTCAACCACATCCGCTTCACTGATAACACCGACTTGGGTTGCCATACTGCCTGATTCGATCGTCATCAGGCCATCATAGACAATGACAGTCGTAAGTTGGACCCCAATGGTATCAATCTGGTTAACATTCTCAACATTCACGCTGTAAGACAGTTGCGAGTTCACGTTCATACCCGACGCCACGTTACTGGGAATGTGAAGATCCGACACATCAAGTTTGATACACGAACCGACCATACCATCAATAGAACCATTACCAGTGCGCGAGTCACCGATGGTCACCGTGCGACCACTCCATTCAGGCCACGAGAGTTCGCAACCGTTCTTAACACACATCTGGTAAAGATCCTGAAGAGACATACTCGAGAACTGACCACTAACATTCAAGTAGTTGAGTGAGAGCGAGTTAATCTTGAAGAATGTATCACTGGTGAGATATGTTTTGGTCGAGTTCTGACGGGACGCCCAGATGTAGATACACTTGGGGACAGTTGAGAGTTGAATGGCGTTGTTAGTGAACGTCTGCGACGCATTCGGCGCAAGATTGACATTCATATCATTCACAAACGTTTCCGATTTGTTGTACTGGTAATTGACTTGGCGAGGGATGCTACCCTGCGAAGACAGAGGAGGGGTCAAGTAGTTGACGAGCAGGGAAGGAGGGGTAGTCGTACCAGCGCCGATTGCGGCAGTAACACTTGTAAGAGTCACACCCGCCGATGGGGAGCGCGACCAGATACGGGAGAGTTGACCAGATGCGAAGTTAAACTGGACACCCATATTGCGAACACCAATAAGACCAGACTGGAGATCACCCGAGCGGTAAAGCATTGGTGAGAGCAGTAGCGGTTCAGTCACCGTGAACAGAACAGTGGCAGTAATAGGCGTAACAGCAGCGTCGGGCGAGACGGGGTTGGTAATACTGTCTAACTGGAAGCAACCGCGGCCCGTGTCTTTACCCGAGTTCTGGTAGTTGGAGAGAGGGTTGCGGACCGAACCGACACCATCAACATATCTCTGGTATTTATCCTGTGTGGAGGGCGACATAGACAAATCAGTTTCCTTAAGATGATCGCCGATGTTGTAGCGGAGGACACCAAGTAGCGAGTCAGAGTACTGGGATTCAACCGAACTACCGTTGATTGTTACTTTAAGCGACTGAGTCACGGACGCAAGGGGCAGGAAACGGGGGGCGTCAGATTCCGTGTTAAGAAGCGGCTGACCGAGTGGGGCGGTACCCACGAATGTGAGTTGAAACTGCGCACGGGCGTAAATACGGCGGTCAATAAGAACGTTCTCGGACTGGGTGTTGAAATTCCACGTAATTCCCGCAGTTGAATAACTGTTTGCTTGCTGCTGAATGGAGTTGTTTCCCTCTGGGGCCTTCGGTATAGCCCAAATTAATTCCTTCTGTGCTGGCTCCAAAGCCTCCAGACGGGGGTCAAGAAGATTGCTACATTTGATAGGGCGGCTAGAATTTGTCATAGGAGCGGACATATTTGTATATTATAAAATAATATTTTTTTTTTAAATATTTATTTAATGTTTATTAATAAATTTGAAATCTTACATAATATTTATCTAAATAAATGCCAGATTATTCAAAATCACTCATCTACAAAATTTTTTGTAAAGATAATAATATAACAGAACTATATATTGGTTATACTACTAATTATAGAATAAGATATAACTGTCACAAATCTTGGTGTACTAATATAAATAGTAGTAAATATAATATGAAAGTATATAAATTTATAAGAGACCACGGCGGTTGGGACAACTGGAAAATGGTAGAACTCTATAAATATCCGTGTAATACTACAAAGGAAATTATTGCTGAAGAAAGAAGAGCATATGATATATTTAATGCTAAACTAAATACATTTAAACCAAATAGAACCAAAGAAGAATACTCTATAGATACATATGAACGAAAACGACAACGTTATCAAGATAATAAAATTGAACTTCTAGCAAAACAAGCAGAAAAAAAAATATGTGAATGTGGATTTCCCTATACTCATAATCATAAAAAAAGACATACAGACACACCAAGACACCAAAAGAGAATGGCCGCTTTGGAAGAAGTAAGAAATATATTACTACAAATTCTTCCGCCTAAACACTAATTTAAACTAGCATATTTTTTTCCTAAATACCAGAGATATATCGGCGCTTGCGTTACTCGGCAGATTGAGCGGCAGGATAGACACACCGCCAATAACATAAAAAATTTCAATATTAATATTATTCAAAGAATCGTTAGAAACTAAATCTATATATTTTCTATATTTTGGTGCGTAGTTTATGTCACGAGATAGACTTGTGTCAATCCTATTAGCCGCTTCAGTAGCGTTGTAGTCAAGATAACTTATAACACTCCGCTTAGACTGGTTAAACTGGTCAAAATCTCTGTTAGCGAACTGTTGCGGTTTATTCCTATATGGTAGATATTCGTCACGAATACTAATACTATTGGAAGTAATAAGAATTTGCGTAATATTGCCCCACAACCGCCTGCTATCTGTTTCTTGCTCCATTATGATTTTAAGTGGTGGGGATGTAAGAGGAGTAGGCACTGCTCCCGCGTCTGGGTTGCCATTTACCCAACCATTGCTCTCTCCATTTCGCAGTTCAAAATCAATCTGGTAATCACAGCCGCCAGGACGGTCAAAGCCATAGAATCGCGCGGGAATAGTATCCAAATATTTATAGAGCAGAGCATCCACAAAAATTCTCGCAGGGTTCGCACCAGTAGCGTAAGATGTTTCTCCTACCATAGAAAACAGTCCAGTCTGGGCGTTATATTGTAAATAGACAGGAGAAGCGTGAATACCACCATGCGCCGCGTTGAAGGCGGTGTATGAAGCGGCGAAGGCGGTATTAATCATTTTAACCATAGTATTATATTTTGTACTCCAATAATATCCCGGATTTGTTAGTAAATCTTGAATACCATTGTTTTCCGAAGGCGGTTTCGGTAGTGGTCCTTCTGTAGGGTCAAGAAACTTGGGGTCAGGCAACCACACCAATTCTGTCTGAAAGCGTGTTGTCACACCGCCAGTAGTAAATTCATAGCATACGCTAAATGGTGTCGCATTTCTATCTGTGTTTGCTCCTTCTTTGATTGTCGCTATAAAAATCGGCAATTGTGCGCGGACTTGCCAACTATCTACGGCCAGTTCATAGTCGCTCTGTCTCTTGAGAATAGATGGTGTCTGCTTCTCATACACACAATCCTTAGTTGTAGCGTTTGTTACACCATTGTAGGCATTATCTATACTCAAATTGTAGTATATATGTTCGTCATCTTCTTTCTTCACTTCTCTATTATATGAATACCCATAATTAGACATTATAATATTATGAATATATTATTTTTTAAATTTAAAATCATTAATTATAACTAATATCTATCTTTTCTTTTTTTCTAAATAGTAGTGAAACATCGGCCGTTCCATTCACGGGGAGCGTAAGGGGAAGGATTGTCTGCCCAGATAGGACATAGTAGTACTCCAACTGAATGTTGTTGAGACCGTCGTTCGAAACTAAATCAATCCATTTACGGTATTTTGGTATATATGCTAAATCTCTTACCAAACTACTCTGTTTTGTTTGAGCGGCCCTTGTCGCATTATAATCTATATAACTCAAGACACTCCGTTTCGGCTGGTTAAAGTTATCAAAGATAGAGTTAGCAATCTGCTGTGGTTTCACTCTGTAGGGTAAATACGAGTCCCTAACATTAATACTATTGCTTGTAAGAAGAATTTGTGTGATATTAGACCATAGTTCCCTGCTATCTGTTTCCTGCTCCATTATAATGAAGTCGGGAGGGTCTGTCTGGGGATTAGGCACTACACCGCAGTTGGGATTGCCTTCTACCCAAGCATTACTGTTGCCCTTTCTTACTTCAAAATCAATCTGGAATTCTTTTGAGAATGGTTGATTGAATCCGTGGAACAGAGCGGGGATTGTGTCTATATATTTATACAGTTGTGTTTCAAAATAAACTTTGGCAGGGTTGGCGGCTGTAGCATACGATGATTCCCCTACAATAGAAAAGAGTCCCGTCTGTGGATTATATTGGACATAACACTCCGAACTATGAATCCCACCGTGAGCGGCGTTGAAAGCATTATAACTAGTGGTGAGTGCCGTGTTAATCATTTTAACCATAGTATTATATTTTGTCAACCAATAATAGCCGTGGTTAGTCAGTAAATCCTGAATACCGTTGTTTTGCGAGGGTGGGTTAGGCGGCGGCCCTTTCGCAGGGTCAATAAATTTGGGGTCTGGAAGATAAATCAACTCAGTTTTAAAATTCGTAGTCACACCGCCAGTAGTAAATTCATATGTAACCGAATAGGGCGTTAGATTGATATCTGTCCCAGTCGCTCCTTCTTGAATAGGACAAATTAGAATCGGGAGTTTGGCGCGGACTTGCCAAGAGTCCACACAGAGTTCATAATCGCTCTGCTTCTGGAGAATCGCTGGTGTCTGTTTTTCATAGACACAGTCATCCGTGTTGCCATTATCTACACCGTCAAAAGGATTTTCAATTGCCAGATTGTAATAGATGTGTTCTTTTTTATCAGTATTAACGATGGCACTATTAGCATACCCAAAGTTAGACATTATAATATTATCAATATATTATTTTTTAAATTTAAAATCATTTATAATCTAACTAAATAACAGATCAATTCATCCATCGGCATTCTTTTAGAAGCATCTTTGAAAATATCGTGGTATTCATCTATAGATATTTCAGGAAATCGTAGTCGGTTGACGCACCAGCGGCCACATGTTGCGACATCTGGTTCTCTTTTCTGGAACTGGTACTGGTTAAATTCCACTTTCTTACCGCTCTCATACATCAGTTTTATTAGATAGTTGTGATTGCTGTTGAGTTCATCTTTTAAATCTGGTGGAACGAAATTAAGTTGGGTATCTGGTTTACTGCCGTAGGAATCATAAAAAAAGATAGTATCGTTATGTTCCCACACACAACACCAGTGTCCATA